CTAATGCAGCAATTCTCCATGGCTCATAAGATACCATTTCTGGCGCAGTAAATTTTTTCTTATATTCTATAGGTAATTTCTTACTCATGGGAGTATCAACTACTCTAGACTTAGATTTACCACGAAAATCTGCAAAAGATCCATATATTTCTGCACTTCCATCATTAATATATCGAAATACAGATTTTTTGTGTAAATCAAATACTGGTCTCTTAATAGATTCAGAACTTATAAGATCGAAACTCCCAGACTGAATATTGAAAGGTAACAATTTCTCATAAACCTGTTCAATAAATTTTCCATCAATACTATTTGCATAGATTTCATTAGTCAACTCAGTATTAATTAAAAAATGAATACCTAAAATTGAATAACCAAAATCACTTTTCACAATCATAGGTGCTCCACAATCTCCGTATTGAGTTTCAGTAGAACTAACACCTTTCCAACATTTAATTTTGGCATTAATTGGGGGATCATTATACTTATACAATTTTTCATCCATCAATTGAATATTTTTTAAATTGTAGTTGATATGTTCACCTTTTGGGGTTTTGGAAACATATGAACCATTAAAAACTCCTTTTTCAGTTTCTTTCAAAAAATATTGTATAATCTTACGTTTAGGGGGCATTTCTCTAATGATAACAAACGCAATGTCCTTTTCTGGAACTCGATGAATATCACTTTCAGATAATATAATTTGCATATTTGAATTTATACCTAATTTAGTAGTTTCAAATAACTTGCAAGGTACACCTCCAGAGCAATCTGGTATATTATGATTATTTGTAATATAAATATGACCACCTAAACATAAAAGTTTGCCAATTCTTCCCTTAGTAGTACCTTTTAATGAGGTACTTATACTTACAACATTATTTGAAATCTTAGAACAAAAATCTTCAAATGATGTGCTTTTGGAGGATGCACTTTCTCTAGTAAAATGAGCACTAGACAATTCCATAGTGTTATTGTACCAAACATTTTCTCTACCATTTTCCTCAAGTTCAGGTTTTGAACCAATATTAGCTGAAACATCACCCTGAGGGATCAAAGTCTGCTTAGTTACACTATACATACCCATAATTAATAATGTTGCAGCTGCGAGTCCAACCAATATTTCTTTATGACCCAATGACGTTTGGACTTTTTCACCCATACTTATCCAAAATTCTTTAGTACCAAGATCACAAATCTTATTAATAGCTTCATCTTTATATTCTACAAAAGTTTGTTTACATTGTTTAACTTTAGAGTATGTCTCATACATACTTTTAACAAACATAAAATTAGAGTGATACATGACTAAACCAGC